GGCCCGTACCGGCGCACTTTTTGCGCATAAAAAGCACCCTCACAGGCCTCCTGCGGCCGCTCAGGGGGACGCGGAGCGATTAAGGTGTTTGGTTACCGAAGAGAGCCGGGAGGCGATTCCTGGGCGTCTGGTGAGACGGAGCGGGAAATCAACCAGTGTACAGGCGTACAAAAGTGGCCATTTCCGATACCCTGGCCCCCCGAAATGGTGGGTTTTGACGCGAGGCCGGCCTAGTGGTGCCCCCCCCCAAAATGGTGGATCGGCATAGAGGGGATTCGATTCAGGGAGTGGACGGGATCCGGGGACTGGCTCCGCCTCTGAATACAGGCGTATAGTAGTTGGACTCAAACCCTAAATTGTGGAGTTGATATAGATGGCTGTAACTCTCGACCGTCCGCTTAATTGGGCTGCCATTCAAACCGCACCGGAGACTGCTGACGCCGATGCGTATAACGTAGATCCATTTCCCGCCCGCGGTGCCGCCACCATATACACGCAAACGCCCGGCGTTAACGTCTGTAGAATTCGAATGCGACGCGCTAACGACGATACGATTACCGTTGCGCCGATCCTCTTGGCTTACGGCCAAGACGCAAGCGGAGAGTGGCAGCGGTTAGAATTCAGGCCGTCAAACAACACCGATGGCGCGTACGCAGGCACCTGTTTATGCGATGACGCAAAGGACCTCGATGACGCTACTTATAGATACACGAAGCCGATCGATGTTGTCGTGCAGCCCGTCGAAGGCTTCCAAGTTCATATTCTCGTTGCTGTCGAGGGAGCAGACTCCCCAGTAATACAAAGGAGGCTCTATTGATGGTGGGAATTGATTATCCATTGAGCTGGACCGCGGTGCACGACGCGCCGGACACCGCCGACGCGACACCGTATAACGTCGCTTCTGTGGGTGTTGGCGTGGAAGGCGCAGCGACGCACTACGTGGAAACTCCGGGCCGCAATCTCGTCAAGATCAGGCTAAAGCGAGATGATGGCGCGAACATCACGACCGACTGCGTTGTGCTGGCGTACGGAAAAGACGTAAGAGGGGACTGGAGGCGACTGGAAATACGCCCCAGCAACGGGAAGGATTCCCGATTCGAAGCCGTATTAGCGACGACCACGAAAGACCTGCATGATGGGACATCGAAGTTTACTGAACAGCTCGAGGTTCTTGTAGCCCCTGTGGAAGGTTTTCAATTGCATATTAAAACGGCTTTAGTTGGAGATGACGAAACCCCTGAAATCCAGATGAAATTGAGCTAAGTGACAACAAGCACAACAAACGAAAAGAGCGTTGACGAAATGGACAAACCACCGGGAGAATTTCCCAACCCAGACTTAACCTTTGCCTATGCGTCTTTGGCGCCGTTGGTCACGGAGGCCTTGACCTTTCTTCGGTGCAACCGTCGAACGGAGTGTGAGGAAACGCTACTGCAGGCTAGGAAGATTATCGAAACCGCGACGGCTTACCAGATTCTTTTTATGGGAAAAACGCCGTGGTAGTGACAGAAAACCCTCTTGGCTGGCGTCTTTGCCAAGACGACGCAGAGACGGCGAACCCCAGCCCGTTTTTTGTTGCTAGTGGAATAGCTGCGACGCATTTTGTAGAGGTTCCTGGCCGCAGCCGGGTCAAGCTAAGGATGCGGCGGACAAGTGGTGAGTCGGTTGAGGCAGAGTGTACGATTGTCGCATTCGGGCAAGACGTCAAAGGGGACTGGACTCGATTGAAATTTGACCCGGCTGACGGCATTGGCAACGACTTCGAAGCGACGTTTTACGTTACCGCGTGCGACTTAGACAATGACACTTTTGCGTACAGTTTGCCTATAGATCTACTACTGGAAGGCGCGAGAGGCTTTAAGGTGCATATTCTTCGGCCTGCCGGCTCTGGAATCCAGGCGAGGATAGAGTACAGTTTAGCATAGGCGCAACATGAAACTATTCACCTGGCGACCGTTTTTAGTATTCCGAAAGCGTCGAGCGCTCTTGGCCGCAGTAACCTGGAGCCTAAAAAGCGAACAACAAGATTGGCATATTGCCATGGATGGGTCGCTTTCGCACGAATCAGGCTTGCGCGTTTACCCCACTGGAATAATAACATGTGACCAGGTCACGATTAGGCCGTACTTGTTCCAGAAACGGAAAATCAAACAGCTATACAGAGCGGAAGCTTATAGTAGATCGCTGCAGTGGTTTTTGGATCAGTCTAGCCTAGGGGCAAAGGATGCCAATTCTAAAAGCAGTGTGTGATGTTCTAGCCCACTACGGGTGTTCCGATACTACTTTCAAAGAGTGGCGACGTTCTCCAGGTTTTCCGGCTTCAAAAAAAGGGCCGTGGGACACGGATGACATGGATATATATCTAGAAGCTAGGGGCAGTGATTATTCTCCAACAGGACGCGAGAAGCGCAACGGCCGACGCACCACACGCGGATTGGCTCGCGAAGTAAACGTAATGGAGCCAACGTCAGCAGACGATGTTGCAGCAAAGCTCCAGGAGGAGCGGTTGCGATCTGCCCGGCTCGATAATGATTTAAAAGAGGAGAAGCTTGTCGATTTTACTCTGGCGACGCGTGCCCATAATGAATGCCTGGTAATGATCAAAAACCGACTAGAATCGTTCCCGGAGGAATTGATTAAGGTTCTGCCGGCAGGTGAACGCTCGACCGTTCTTGCGGAATCCGCGGAATTCATCCGGCTTCTTTTGCACGAGATAGCAGGATGGGATGCACTGCACATCGAAGGCCTTAGGGTTTAAGGCGCTGTTGCCATTAGATACGGTCCGCGCGGTGTGGTGGTTCCGTCAAAACATCAGCGAACCGTCGAAACTTCGGCCTTTTTCTGATGCTTCTTATCCGCATATCGGCGCGCCAGGCGGTCCAGCCGATGCCCTCGATGATCCACTTTGCAAGGAAATCTGGCTTCAGTGGGGAAGCCGATTAGGCAAGACGTTTTTCGGTCAATGCGCCTGTCTGTTCGCAGCTGCGCGAAACCCGACGCCTATGCTCTTCACGTCTAGTAGCCAGAAATTAGCAACCGAGATAATAGCGCGAACATATCGAATTCTAGAAAACTGCCCGCCGCTCAGGGATCAATTATTGAATGCGAGATTCCGCAAGCAGGATTTCGTACACCTAGACAATTGCAGGATGTTCGTAGGGTGGGCTCGTTCAATCCACACACTAGCAGACAAAGGCGTGCAAATTGGCCACGCGAACGAGATCGATAAATGGTTGTACGTGTCTACGTCGCAGGAGGCTGACCCCCTGAAGCTGTTCGACGATCGGTTTAAAGAGTTCTCGTACTATAAGCGAATTAAAGAGGGCACCCCAACTCTTAAAATGGATTCGAGGATTGAAAGGGGTAGATTGTCAAGCAACGACTGCAAATACTTTGTGCCTTGTCCGAAGTGCGGCCGTTACCAAGTGCTTTACTTTGGCTCTCGCGACGACGATTTCGGCGTCAGATGGGAAAAGCCGCCTGGCGGAAAATCAGACGGAAGCCTGGCCGCCAGCAGTGCTTATTATCTGTGTGTGGAGGGGTGCAAACTCTTTGACGAGCACCGCGCGCCTATGATTCGCAACGGCGTGTGGGTGCCGGACGGCTGCGAGGTAGATCCAGACGGAGCAAAGTTAGCAATTAAAGCATGGAGGGAAGACAACCCGACAGTATTGTGGCAAGGCTGGGAGAAGGCCGAGTGGGTCACAGGAGCCCCACACAAGGACGGCAGCGTCAACGGCTCTCAACTGTCCTCTCTGTATGCCTTATCGAGAGAATGGGGCGAGATTGCCAGCGAGTTTCTAAAATGCAACGACCGGGAAGGCGACCGCCGAAACTTTGTCAATCAATGGTTGGCTGAGACGTGGCAGCCCTTCCGGAGGAGCAAGACGTGGGAAGAGATCGCAGACAAGTGTGCGTCTGATGTTCCGCAGCTAATTATACCCGAGGGTCACGAGTTACTGACGTGCGGGGTTGATAAACAAACCGATCATTTCGTCTACGTAATAGACGCGTGGGGGCCAAATCGAGTTTCTCACACGATCGACTACGGGGTTTGTGACGATCTCTCGTTTCTGGCCGCACTTCTTTTCACCGAATTCGAATACGCGAATCCGAGACCCGGAAAAAAAATCGATATGATGCTGTTAGATACCGGATTCCGGCCTAAGGACACGGCCGAATTCTGCCAACAGTATCAGCCAACGGGGCGGTTTTTAGCTTGCAAGGGGTCACCGAGCAAACTCCCCGGACCGTTTCGGATGCATCAGCAGGGAAAGCAATCCGCTTTACCAGGCATCAGATTGGTGTTGGTGGATAGCCAAGAAACTCAGGACTGGCTCGACGCGCAAATCTACTCATTGCAGCGGAACGATCAGGGTTCTCACACGGTTTTTTCGGCTCCGAGAGAAAGCCATCAGGATTACTTTGAACAGCTCTTGAACGATGTTCCAGTCTCATCATTAGATACGTCCAACAATGTCCGAGAGAACTGGGTCCGATGGGACAAGAAAAACCCGAACGATTACCGGGACTGTCGTCGCTACGCCTATGCAGCAATGTGGGTTTTGACGCGAGGCCGGCCTATTGGACAGCGGCGTCGTCGGATAATTAACCATTCTGCGCTGAAAATGCCCGACGGACGAGCGTACCTATCGGGTAGGTAACCGGGGTAGACTGTTGCCTTTAAGGTGGTTTGGTGCCTATATTAGAAATAGGATAGGTAGACAGGGTAGGATTTCTAGCTAACGGATTGGCCGAACATATGGCGCTCAAAGATCGCTTTTCTACGGTGCTGAGCAGCATTACGGAAAACGCAGATTACGCAGAAACGGGATCAGTATCGAGTGCGAAAAGTTTCGCCTCTGCCGTGAGAGAGCTGCTGTTCATCATTCCCCAAGCCGGCCAACTCGGTAGCCGTCATCAATTGCAATTCCCCGTCGCTGAATATGCGCGACAGCTCTCACTAGCCGAGGGCTTCATTTCGCGAACAGACACGACGGTCAGCAAAAGCAGCGCGAAAGTGTTCTCACTAGCGAATTCGCGAAAATGAAAAGACCTAAGGTAGTATTTGAGCAGCCCACGTCTCCTGAGGCCTGGGCTGATTTGAAATCCCGCTACGAGGGCGCGCGGGCCAACCGTTTCCGCCGATCTCGCGCCGATATCAATACTGGCGGAGCTAGCGCCGATTGGCATTACAAATCGGCAGTCGACTACCTACGCGATATGGAATACGCGCGGGACATGGTCCGCAATGATTCGATTATCGGCCAAACTATTAACAGGCTGCGCGATAACATAATACAAGATGGATTCACACTCGAACCGGAAACAGGATCAGATTCGCTAAACGAATACCTCAAAGGCAGGTGGAAAGAGTATTCGACCGACCCGGACAAGGTAGAGATTCAAGGCGAATTTACATTCTGGGATCTGGAAGCGTTAGCGTTTAAGCAATCGCTCGTCGACGGCGACATTATCGTGGTCGGTCGCGAAGAAGGATCGCTCCAATTTTTTGAAGCGCACAGGGCACGGACTCCGCGGTCGACGGTTAAGAACGTAGTCCAAGGGTTCCTACTTGACGAAAACCGAAAACGCAAAGAGGTATGGATTACAAAGGAAGACATTTCCCCGTTACACTCTATTTCACGGGTCAATGAGACGGAATCGATACCGATTTTTGATAATAAGGGGCATCGGCAAGTTTTCCATATTTTTGACCCCGGCCGCACAACCCAAACGCGTGGCGTTTCGGCGCTGGTGCCTATCTTCGACGTTAGCGGGATGTTTGAAGATATCAACTTTTTCAAATTGGTTCAGCAAAATATTGTTTCATGTATGGGGATGGTTCACGAATTTGAACTAGGCGCGCCGAAGTCTGGCGGCGAAGGATCTTTCGGCGAGGAAGTTGCAACAACAACGGACGACGGCAATACGCGAATTGTAGAGGGCATCAGCCCTGGTCAACATTACTTCGGGGAACCAGGCGAAACGCTTAAGGAGTTTTCGCCAAATGTTCCAAACCCCGAATTCTTTCCGCATGTCAACTTGATGCTGACAATCATAGGCGTCAATCTCGGTCTACCCATGGTTACGATGTTAATGGACGCCAAGGAAACAAACTTCAGCGGGTGGCGTGGGGCGATTTCCGAGGCCCGTCTAGGATTTCGCCGGACCCAGCTGTGGCTCATCAATAAATTCCACAGGCCTGTTTATCGTTGGAAGATTCGCAAGTGGATTGAGCAAGGGGATCGTACTTTGCGATCGGCGTTGACAGCCAATAAGGTCGACGTATTCGCTCATGCGTGGAATCCTCAGCGGTGGAAGTACATCCAACCCCGCGATGACGCTACCGCCGACTTGATCAGAATCCGCAACGGGCTGACCTCGCCAAGACGGCGGTCGAGAGAACAAGGCGATGGAGACTGGCACGACTTGAGCACGGAGATTGTCCAGGACCACGCTCTCGGAATTCGCAAGGCAAAAAAAGAAGCCCAGAAAATCAACAGCGAATACCCAGACGACCCGGATCCCGTGCACTGGCAGCAGCTATACACAGTACCCACTCCGGACGGCGTACAACTCAACTTGATAGATGAACCAAGCAACCCGGAACCCGAAGAGAAACCGGAGACCCCACGCGGTCGTCTTACTAACTTAGATCGGAGCGGCGGCAATGGATCACCTTAATGATGCCGGACAGTATAACGCGTTGACTGTGCCAGATCTTCAATCCTATTTCGGTGTGTGGGCGATTCACGAAGAAACATTTCGAGGACTCGTAAGTAGAGCAAACTCGATTGATTTATTCAAACATGTTAAGCAACAGGAGGAAGAAAGGGCCGACGTAGTTCTCGATAGCGATTTCCTGGTTACCGACGACGGGATCGCCGTTATCGATATCATGGGGGTCTTGATGAAGCGGCAGACCTCATTGGCGGCTGGTACGTCGACAATTATGGCGCGGCGGCAGATCAGAAACGCCGTAGAGAATCCAAACGTCAAGGGGATTTTCTTACACCTTGATTCTCCGGGGGGCCAAGCGGCTGGTACTCAAGAGCTTGCTGATGCGGTAAAAAATGCGACGCAATGGAAACCCGTCACGGCCTTTATCGACGATCTGGGGGCGAGCGCTGCCTATTGGGTGGCTTCTCAGGCCACGAGCGTTTACGCAAACGCTACAGGCTTGGTCGGAGCAATTGGTACGTTTACCACCATCGAGGATACGTCGGAAATGGCCGATAAGCTAGGCGTGAAGGTTCACGTCATAAAGGCCGGCGAATTTAAGGGGGCCGGATCGCCAGGTACACCAGTAACAGAGGAACAGCTGGGCGAGCTGCAGCGCATCGTGACTACCCTCAATGGTTTTTTTGTGCAGGGGATAGCTAACGGCCGCGGGATGTCGCTAGAACAAGCGGAGAGGGTTGCGGACGGCCGCGTTCATGTGGGCCGCGAGGCCAAAAAGTTAGGTTTGATTGATGGCGTTAAAACTTATCAGGCGGCGATTGCGTCGCTACTAAATAGTATCAAATTAGAAGGAGTATTAGCTATGAGCGAAACTACTAACGTTACCACGGAAACCTCAGGGCCAACCTGTGCGACTTACGAAGAGCTAAGCACTGAGTGCGTTGGCGCTTCGGCTGATTTCATTTGTTCACAGATGGCAAAGAAAGCCACAATCGGCGAGGCGCAAGCGGCCTGGATGTCAGAGCAACAGGCGCAACTCAAGGGCGCGAAGGAAGAACTTGAAATTGCCAGGGCCGCGGAAAAACAGGCTACAAGCGGGGTAGCAACGGAGACGCTGGAAAAAGTTTCCGCCGGTAGCGATTCAGGCTACG